ATAACACAACAGACATCAATGGTGCTGTTGGCGATATTGGCACACAATCAATCACATTTACTGCTAACTCAACAGTTGCAGTAGCCACAACAGGTACTTTCTAAACAACTAAACAAAGGGGCACAGCATGGCAAAGTTAAAAGTAACAAGGGCAGATGGATCAGTTGGCGAATACCCAATTACTCCATTGGTGCAGTATGGTTTTGAGATTTACGCTAAGAAGGGCTTTCACAAAGCGTTCATCGAAGATCAGAAGCAAAGCGATATCTTCTGGCTAGCCTGGGAATGTATCCGCCGTTCGGGTGAAACTGTTAAGCCATTCGGAGAACAATTCATTGAAACCTTGACAACAGTCGAGGTCTTAGATGATGACCCTTTGGCTTAGGGCGCGACTCGATCACCTATCTGATTGCTAAATTGAGTGTCAGACTCGGGATCGCGCCACAACAATTATTAGAGCTAGATGAAGTAATGCTAAAGAACCTAATTAAAGTTCTACAGGATGAAGCGAAGGAGATGAGAGATGCCAGCAACAGTAAAAGGCGGCGTTGAACTTCGCAAGGCACTTCGTAATTATGCTCCAGAATTAGGCAAAGAAACACAGAAAGAAATTACAAACATCCTCAAGCCTGTTGTAAAAGAGGCTCGAGGATTTGTCACAGGTTCGCCATTAAGTAACTGGGCGCGTGAGGGTGGCAAGTTTCCTGTGTTTAACGCATCTATTGTAAAGCGCGGCATTGGCTACAAAACAACGCCATCTAAACCTAATCGTAAAGGCTTTACTGCATTAGCTCAGATTCGCAATCGTTCTGCCGCTGGTGCCATCTATGAAACAGCAGGTCGCAGAGCGCCTAGCACTAAGCCATCTGCTCGCCCTAACTTTGCAGAATCAATGGGGTCACTTACAGGCTCTGGCAAGAATCGTGGACGTTTAATTTATCGTGCGTGGGAGAATGATCAAGGCAACGCTACAAAGGCTGTGCTTAAGGCTATAGATACCGCAGGTAAGAAGTTTAACGCGACAGTAGGGAAGCGATAATGGCCAATGTAGTAATTGATATTGCAGCCCAGTACACAGGCAATAAAGCGTTCAAACAAGCTGAAACAGCAACACAGAAGCTCGAAAAGTCAGTAGGTAAGTTAGGCAAGCAATTATTAGGAGTCTTTGCTGCTAGTAAGTTATTAGCATTTGGAAAGAACGCTGCTAAAGCATTTGCAGCAGATGAGAAGGCTGCACGATCTCTTTCTTTGGCCTTAGCCAATACAGGCAACGCTTTTGCAGCCATTGAGGTTGAGAAATTCATTGCAGACTTGCAACGCGCTACAGGTGTCCTCGATGACCAACTACGCCCAGCCTTTAGAACTTTACTTACAGCTACTGGAAGTGTTAAGAAGTCACAGGATGGCTTAGCCCTAGCACTTGATATTGCAGCAGGTACAGGCAAAGACTTAGGCGCTGTCTCTATGGCACTTGCCAAGGCTTATGGTGGACAGACAACAGCCCTTAGCCGTCTAGGTGCAGGTTTATCTAAGGCAACCCTTGCATCTGGTGACTTAGATTTAATTACCACAGAATTGACAAACAAGTTTAGAGGTCAAGCATTAGCTGCTGCTGAAGGTTATGCAGGATCAATGGCTCGCCTAGCAGTTGCATCCGAGAATGCTAAAGAGATTATTGGCAAAGACCTACTTGATGCTATGCAGCTCATCGCTGGCGAAGAAGGCATCGGCGGAGCAACCACAGCAATGGAAGGTTTTGCTACTCAGATTGGTAACGTCATCTATGGCATCGGAGTTCTTACAGCCAAACTCAATTCGCTGCCAATCCTCAAGGATGTCTTTGGCGCATTTGCCGATGTTTCTAAATACAACATCATTGGATTATTAGGTCAATTAGGCTCATCGACTAAAGCAAGAAACGCCGGAACTCCACAGCAATCACCTGGTGAGCGTATGGCTATTGACAAAGCTGCTAGAGATGCAATCAAACTTCAAAAGACTCAGAATACTTTGAAGAAGATTGATAATGACAATACGACTCGTAAGTTAGTCCTTTCTGGCGATGAACTAGCGCTCAAGGAACTTGAGAAGAAGTTTGATGTAGAACGCATTGGATTGTATGCAGCATTAAATCAATCAACTGAAGGTGAAACAAGATTGCGTCTGCTTTCTTTAATTGCTATCCAAGATCAAAACACAGCAATGGCAGGAATGATTAAGAAAGCCAATGAAGCCGAGAACGCCTTTGCGGCATTTATTGAAGCTTTACGTGCAACGATTAGAGGAATGTTAGATGCCGTTGCAAAGCCTGTAGCAGCACTTCAGGCTCAATTGGGAGTTACACCCACCGCACAGGGTTTCCAAGCCTTTACGCCTTCTCCAGGCGGTTATGAGGGCTTTGGTAGCGGCATGACCAATCTAGGGCAGAACAACTATGGTGGCTTATCTGGCGCTGGTATGTATGGCGGTGGTGGTGCGCCTGTTATCAATTACAACATCAACGCATCAGGCATAGGCGATCAACAGATTGCAGCAGTAGTTCAGGGAGCAATCCAAGACCTTAACAGATATGGGAACTCAACCACTTACGCTGGAGCAATCTAGTGGCAGTACCAGTAATCAATGCAATAGTTAACTTCTCAACTGGCCCATCTAATGCAGAAGCATTTATCATTGGCTCAGGCATTTTTGGAGTCAATGTATTAGCTGATAGTGCAGGAATCATTGTTGATGTATCTAATCAAGTCGATTCAATTCAGACCAGCAGAGGGCGCAACGCACAGGCAGACCAATTCCAGACAGGTCAATTAACCCTTCGCATTGTAGATCAGAATGGTGACTTCAATCCTCAGAATGCTTCTGGTCCTTACTTTGGATTACTTAATCCAATGCGTAAGGTTCAGATAACTGCTACATGGAATACAGTGACTTACCCAATTTTCTCCGGCTTTATTACAGGTTACTCAACCACAACACCTAAGTTCACAGGCGATATTGTTTATACAACCATCACAGCTGTAGATGCTTTTAGACTTGCACAGAACGCACAGATATCTACAGTCACAGACTCAGGTGCAGGTCAGTTATCTGGCACTCGGATCAATAAGATTCTTGACCAGATTAGTTGGCCTTCGTCTATGCGCGATATTGATGCTGGACAGACAACCTTGCAAGCCGACCCAGCAACCCCTAGAACAGCCCTAGAAGCCATGCAGACAGTCGAACTAAGCGAATATGGTTCTTTATATGTCAACGCATCTGGCGAATTCGTGTTTCAAGATAGGTCGTTTACAACCAGTAGCGTGAACAGTAGTCCAGTTGTATTTAACGACAATGGCACTGGCATTCCATATTTCAATGCCGTCTGGCTTCTTAACGATGTACTTATCTACAACTCAGCCCAAATTACTCGGGCCGGTGGCACAACTCAAAGTGCTATCAATCAGCCTTCTATTGACAAATACTTTGTGCATTCTTACAACCAACAAAACCTACTGATGGAAACCGATGCTGTAGCCCTTGATTATGCTCGGGCTTATGTCGCGTCCCGAGCAGAAACCACAACCCGATGTGACTCCATCACGTTGGACCTTTATACAGACAGTTACGATGCAGGAATTACAGCTGCACTCGACCTAGAGTTCTTTGACAATGTGACTATTACAACGACACAACCAGGCTCATCAGCCTTGACCAAAACTTTGCAGGTCTTTGGGGTTGCTCACAGCATTACCCCTAATTCTTGGAAAACCCAATTCACCACCCTAGAGCCAATCATCGATGGATTCATTATTGGATCATCTTTATACGGTATTCTAGGCACTAACGTACTATCGTACTAAGGAGTATATAATGGCAAGCGGATTCCCAGCAGCAACAGGTGACGTCCTCACTAGCACCATGTTCAATGGGCTAGTCGCGTTCACATTAAATGCCCAGACAGGTACAACCTACACATCTGTACTTTCAGATTCTTATCAGGTTCTTGTCACAATGAGCAACGCATCAGCAAATGCTTTTAAGATTCCAACCAACGCATCTGTTGCTCATCCTATCGGCACAGTTATTACTGTTCTCAATATCGGTTCAGGTGTCTGCACTATCTCAGCAGTTACATCTGGCACAACAACAATTCTTTCTAGTGGAGCGACAGCAGCTGCACCAACACTTGCACAATACAAGTCAGCAGCTTGCATTAAGACTGGCACAGACACTTGGTATGTCGTAGGTGGCATTGCATAATGTTAAACAATTTAGTTGGAGCGCTTTCATCTACTGGACCATTATCTCTTGACTATTTAGTAGTCGCAGGTGGTGGCTCTGGTGGTAAGGCTGCGCCTAATGGAAGCGGTACTGGCGGCGGCGGTGCTGGTGGTTACAGAGCCAACATTACTGGAGAAAGTTCTGGCGGTGGATCATCAGCTGAAAGTGCTTTTACTCTTACATTAGCTACTAACTACACAGTCACAGTGGGTGCTGGTGGTGCTACAACTACTGCTAGAGGCCCTGGCTCACAAGGTTCAAACTCTGTTTTCTCCACAATCACATCAACTGGCGGCGGTGCAGGTGGTAACGAATCAAACAACAACGCAACAGTTGGTGGATCAGGCGGCGGTTTAGGTCGTGGTTTTGTTACTGGAGCAGCAGGAACTGCTAATCAAGGTTTTGCAGGTGGCGGTAACACCGATGGCGCTCCATATCGAGGTGGCGGCGGTGGTGGTGCTAGTGCTGTTGGAGTTAGCGGCACAACAAATGGTAATGGCGGTGCAGGTGTAGCTTCTTCAATAACTGGTTCGAGTGTTACTAGAGCCGGTGGTGGCGGTGGTGGTTGTTATGACACTACAACACTTGCTGGCGGTGCAGGTGGTTCTGGCGGTGGCGGAGCAGGCGGCGGAGTCAACTCTTCTAACGTTGCATTAGCTTCTGTTGCAGGTACAGTAAACACAGGTGGCGGCGGTGGTGGTGGTGCATGTTCTGGCACTAACGCAACAGATGGTTCAGCAGGCGGTTCTGGTGTTGTTATCTTGCGCTACCCAGCTTCTTTAACAATAACAATCGGTGCTGGATTGACTGGTTCAACAAGCACATCTGGTGGATTTAAGATTAGTACAATCACAGCAGGCACAGGAAATGTGAGTTTTGCATAATGGCCCACTACGCATTCTTAGATGAAAACAACATTGTTACCGAAGTCATTACTGGCATCGATGAAACAGAACTCATTGAAGGTTTAGACACAGAAGCTTGGTATGGCAATTTTAGGAATCAAGTCTGCAAAAGAACTTCTTACAATGGCAGAATCCGAAAGAACTATGCAGGTATTGGTTATACCTACGATCCAGTAAGAGATGCTTTTATCAGTCCAGAGCCATTAGATGCCATAGGTTTCGATGAAGATAAATGTCAATGGCTAACCCCAGATGGAGATGAGTCACATGAAACCTCTTCTCTGTAAAGCAGGACAACAACTTCGTGAACAAATTGACGATTGCTTTCCGCACCGCGAGCGTAAGAGTGATGGCTGGATAGGCGATGCCGCACACTCCAATCGTAAGAGTGACCACAATCCCGATCCGTCTAACGGAATCGTCAGGGCTATTGATGTGGATAAG